CCCACAAAATGTGGTGCAGTCATGACTGGTTTAATCTTTGGATTATTTTTTAGATAATCATCCTTTTCAGCAATCTTCATTACTTCATCATACTGTTCACCAGTTTCAATTATTTCAAATGTGTATGTTGGCATTACTCCCCCTTTGGATATTCTTGTTCACCTAGTTCAGGTTCTAATTCTTCAATTAAAGATTCTAATTCTTCTATAGATTGAAAAAATGTATCACAATTCTTTTCCATAAATTCAATTCTTTCATTCAATTTTCCTACAGTCTTTTCTAAGTTTTTAACTGCTAGTTTTAATCCAGCAATATCTTCTGCTTGTTCTTTACTATTATATACTTCCATACCATTCTGGCCTCGTTCTATTTTTCCAATTTGCAAACCCATTCTTTTCATTTATATAGTAGTTTCTATAAGCTTCTATAGGATTGCCTATCACTTTGCAATAATCTGGCATTGCCTGAGGTAACTCAGTCAGTCCAATATCTTTAATATTGCTTGGTGCTCTAAGTAGACTAATAGATGGTCTTGATGCGCCATGTATTTTTCCGTATCTATGTGTGTACTCTGCAAGACAAGCCATATAAATCTGGTACATCAAACGATAATTTGATTTACTTTCACGCACCCAAACATTACAAGGATGATTTACATGACTTGCTTTATACAATACACTTTCCCTTTCATCAGGTAGTTTCCACCTTTTGATTCTATGATTATTTTTTGTTCTGCCTTCATACAATTCACCATCTATTACTCTGTGTGCAGTAGATAGTAATTGTGCATATTCTGTTGCCATTTTGACCACATGTTTATCAACATGCCACTTGACATTTTGTATTGGGTCTTCATGCAGATAAAATATATTCACTTAATAACTCCTTAACTTTTACTAGATTCTTGTATTGTAACACACTTTTACTCATACTGTCAATAGATTCTTTTATAAGTCCAAAATCAGTCTTTAAGACCCCTTTAAGAGGGTATATATCGACATGTATCAAGAAAACTGCAGTAGTGCCTTCTGTAATTGTAACAGTCCTCTCATGTTCTACTCTAAAGGTTAAATTATCTAATGAATCAAAGTCTGGTTTCTCATACAATGGATGATTACTATAACCACCTAGTGATGATATACCCCAAGTGTATCTATGATACGATTGTCCACCTGTCATGGCTCTCATGATACCATCAGATGCACGAACTAATGCCTCATTGTCAGCAATTGGTTCGTGTAATTCTGCTAGGGTTTTCCCCATCTTTTCACCAGCGTTCCATGATGATGGGAATGCTACAAAGCATGCCTCAAGTTTTCCATTATGCATAATAACAACATCATCCTCGATTGCTAATCCTAATTGTTTCACATCATTACATTCGGTGAATACTTGATAATTATTTTTTGTGTTAAACAGTCCTAATTTTGCAGCTGTTTTTTCAACTAAATTTTCTTTAATTGCTGTTGGTGTTTCAAACCAAATATTTTTACCTAGATTATTTAACTCTATTAATTTTTGGTTTTGTATTTCTAGATTAGTTTCGTTTACATTGAATGATGGTTTTTCACATGTATTGAAAATTGGTTTCATATCAAATGGATTTCTAATTACATGTTCAAACATTTTCTTTAAAACTTTTTTCTTCTCGTTCTCTCATTTTATTCATATCATAATAAATTATTTCTACTATAACTACACCAATAGTTGCAGCTATATAAATCATTATGTCACCTCTTTTATTTCTTGTACCACACTTTTTGGTATAATTGTAGAATTGCCACATTCATCAATACTACCATCATCTTTAAAATTAAAATCTGAAACAATTCGAATCATTTCATCATCATCACTAATTAAGAAACCAGTACTAAGACATCTTGGTAGACTGTCTTCTTTTACATCTTCAGTGCTTCTCCATGAACTATCAGACTGAATATCAATCCAATATACATGAACAAACTTATATGGTATTTTTTTGATTGCTCTACTCATAATTTTAACCTACAAGGTGTTCATGTCAACTCTATGATGAGGTCGAGAGAGAGTGAGTTGACATGAACGGGAATCTTTATCCTCATTATTAACCATTATGACAGGTCTAACAAGACTTGTCAAGTACTTTATACGCCAGATGCACTACCAGGTGCCTGTGGATATACTGGTGCTTCTTCTTGCATGAAATTTTCATCCCATTTGAAAGCCTCTCTTACTACATCTTTCGATAAACCTTTATATACTTGATGTAATTTTTTATCTTTTGCATCACATAATACTTGTGCTTCAGATTCGTGTAAACCTTCACACATTTGAATAAACATTCTTTCTTTTTGTGCTTGTGCTGTATCGCTATCTGCACCTTTGATAAAATGATATAACTTTCTAGATTCAGCTTGAAGCATAGTATGTTCTGTTCCCATAGGGGCATCATTCTTTTTATATGGTACTACACCTTCTGGTATCACCCATTCAATTTTTGGGTCAAAAGATGCTTTCAATACCATTCTTAATCCACTGTTATCATTAATTATTAGTATTGCTACTTTTTCTGATTTTGTTTTTGCTTTATGTACTTTGTCAAGTACTTCTGAAAACAATAATGTATAATTACCATTTGCCATTTTAAAATTCTCCAATTTGTTCAGTTAAACCTTTCAGTCTTTTTTCTATAAAATAATTTAACAATTTACTTCTATCGCCACAAGTGGCACCTTTGAAATCATCTAGAATAGATTGTTCTAATTCCTCTGGAATATTATCCAAATTAATTAAAGCATCATTTCTTTGAAAATTTCTTTTCAACTCATCATTTAAATCATCAATGTCTTGAGCTAATATACTATTCAACTTTTTAATAGTTAAAGGTCTTTGCCTCAAACCATCTGTAAAAGTATGGTCAGGCGACAGCACATTTGGAACGCCATCTGATTTATCACCTTTTAGTATATGTTCTTTTATATAGACAACTGGGTCAAACCCATTTATATGTTTTTTAGTAATTGGACTGTATTGTCTTACATTCTCATATTTTTGTAACTGTATAAAGTCTTTATCACCAGATACAATCATGATTTTTTCACTTTGATAATGTTTACATACTATTGCAATTACATCATCTGCTTCTGCCCCATAAGTTTCAACAACTTTGTAGGGTAAAAATTCTTTTACTTCTTCTCTAATCTGATTTAAAACACCAAAGATACTATCCCAATCTTTGCCATCTGATTCTCTACTCTTTTTACGACTGTGTTTATACTGTGGAAATATTTCTCTACGCCAGTATGCTCTAGAATCGTATGTTAATACTATTTCACCAAAGTCTTCATTAAACATAGTACGATACATTCGTACTGAATTTAATATCATATGTCTAACCATTTCTTCATCCATTTTACCATCATTCATATGCAAGTGCATCATAAGTGAGGCCAGTGAGATTTGATTCATATCAACTAATATCATAATAACTTCCTTTAGAAAGGGTGGTACGAATACCACCCAAACTAATTCTTAATTAATTAAGAAGCGTATCCTACGCCGTTACCATAAAGTGCTTTGATTCCAGCAGCGATAATTGTTTTATCAGCTCTGCCATTCATAAGTACAGCACCTACACCAGCATTAATAATTGCTTGTGTTGGTTCACCCATACGATACGAAGTACCTGAATCACCTTTATTAGTATAAATCATAAGACCTGTTCTTCTTAATTTATCCACCATTGCTTGTGGCGAAGTTAGGTCAAATGTTGTTCTTAATGTTTTCCATGTAATTACATCACCTCTTTCGAAGGCATTAATTACTCTTTGTGTTTTTGAAAGTTTCTTTCTTCCCATATTATAATCTCCTATGATTATTGTCGTTTATAACTAAGTTTAAGCCTCGTATAGTCATATCGGCTATTACATTATCGTAATTCTTAAAATTCGTTTCCATTATCATCATCATCTTTTTTCTTTGATAATTTTTTATTTCTTTTTTCATTCATAGACTCATCTACTTTAAATTCATCATTTGGTTTCCAGTCAGATATTTTATCTGTATCTGCTTCGAAGATTATTTCATCTTCATTAAATTCTTCATTTTTTATTTCTTCAGCCATGTCTACCAAATCAGATAGAAGTGGCGTATCAAATCTCGAATAATGTAAATCTACGCCATCTTCGTTTTTAGTTTCTTCTGGTGTCATTAGACTATCAATTAATCCTTGTACAACATGTGGTAGTTTTTCTTGTCTACTCAATATAGCTTTGATTGTTTCTGATAAAAATCCAATGTCTAGAATAAAACTTTCATTTGAAATATCATAACCTTGTTCATTCATAGTATGAATCATCTGTACCATCATTGTTTCAGCCAAACCATCAATCCTAGAAAGTTTCTCTTGCATTTTTAATGTAGTAGTATTTTTTTCTAATGCCTTGTCAAGGCCATCTTTAATCCATTCACCATTGTTTTCAGGTTGTTCACCCCAAGGCCCTTGAACTACATTGTCTTTTTTATCTTTTTCATCTGTCATGATATAATCTTTTTCTCAACTGGTACAATTGCACCTACATAATTTAAATAGTTATCTCTAATATCTATTTTAGGTTCATTTACAGTAATAATATTTTCTTCTTTAATATCAAATTCTTCATTCTCTGCGAATGGAATAAAAGGTGAGAAGTATAATTTACTTTCTTGACTTGCGCCTGGATTCTGTGCCATTGGTATTAATACGAATGGTTTTTTTATTCTTGTAACTGTTTTAACATTATCTGCATATTCTTGATTAGTTACTTCTGCCACAATATCTTCACCTGTGGTCAATCTTAATAATTTAATATCTGCCATCTTATATTCCTCTATGTTTTTTTCTATAATTCTTATCGTATTGATGTGGCCCAGCTATTGTAGCTAGTTTTCTTAACCATCTTTGTCTTCCAGCAGATTTTGACAATCTATTCTTTTCACTTTTTTTTGTATAGTGTTGTCTTTCTCTTGCTTCATTTAAAACATCAGCAGTAAGAATTTTCTTTTTAAATATTCGTAGTGCCTTAGTGATATCATCACCATGAACTTTTACAGATAATCCAGTTGCTTGTTCTTGCTCCGGTCTTTTCTTAAACTGTTTTTTTTGTTCATAGTTACGAACATGAAGTTTCTGTCTTGGTTTATCGTTCAATCTTAATCTCCATTTTACTTTTTATATAACTGGTCTGTCATTTCATATATGATTGCCAGTGAATCATACTTATCAGTTAAACCTATCATACTTAATGTTTCTAGATTTTTGTCCAAAATGTTCAGTGCATCATCTTCTGAGATTTCACCTTCCATTAATTTATTAGCTGTGACTATTAATATATTATCAGCCTCATCCATATACATGTCTTTTACTGCACCCATTATGCAGCCTCTAACATTGACATTGGAACTCTATATGAACGACTTCCTATTTGAACTATTGCTTTCTTTATATTAATTTTTGTGATTGTACCTAACTCTCTTTTAGTCTTTTGTACAACATAAACATCCATACCTACTTTAAGTGTAGATTTGGCATTTATTACTTTAACATCACGAATAAAATCACCCAAGTCATTTAACTCACTTAGATTCATACTCATTATTTCTTTTCTCATACTCTCTTTCATATTTGACCTCTCATGTCATTTTTAATCTTATATAGCCATTGTAACAGGTTAAAACAACTATTGTCAAGGGTTAATTTATTTATTTTTTTCTCTCTTTTTTTATTATTACAAAACCAGTATATCAGGTTGAAACTGGTTCTGTCAAGGGTTAATTTATCTTGAATAATTCATCTCAATCAACTTAATTAATAAGGCAATCGTAAATAATATTCCAAAAACTTTAAATAATAACATAACTTTCCTCTCTCTTTTTTCATTGTTATAGTACCATTATAACAGGCTGAAACAGGTTTTGTCAAGGTTTAATTTGGTTATTTTAGGGGGGGTTAAATGAGAATGATTCCTATTTAAGAATGATTCTCATTTAGATTAATTGGATAGTGGATTACCTGAAGACGCTTTTAATTCTCTGATTTGAAGTTTTAGTAACTCAATCTCTTTTACATTGATTTGAACTTTTGTATCAACTTCTGATATTTCTTTAATACCTTTTGAAAATTTCTCTACTGCTTCTAGTCTGGCATTGATTTCACCAAATTTGGTAAATCCGCCACCTACTGTGATTAGTAAACCAAGTACAGCTGCAGCGATAGCCAATTTAGTTTTTAATATATCTAACATTTTATTTTCCTCTTAGTTCTCTTATTTCTGATAAGATTTTATTTTTTTGTATATTTATATCTCTTAATATAGACTGTTGAATAGCAATTGGGTCATTATCACTATATGCTAATCTAGAGTCTGCATATATTTGTTGTTGTTCAAGAATATTTATGTCTTGAAAAAAGTCTGGGTTTCCACCATACATCTGAGTTGGTTCATAAAAAGCAGACTGTTGATAAGATGTTAATTGAGGGCCATCCATTTGCATACCTTTAAGTGTAACTACTTGTATTGCTCTTACTCTATCAGATACTTTTTTTAATCTTGCATTTACTTTTGCAATTATCTTTTCTATTTTCTTACCAATAGTTTCTACTTCAACAGTTGTTGAAACAGAGGTTGATGAAACTTCTGAGTCATCATCTACTTCTGCAACTGTAGTTTCCTCAGCAGTTTCTACAGTTTCAGTATCTTCTGTTGGTGTTGGTTCACTAGTAGTAGATGTATCATTTTCTGTAGGTTCAGGTGTTTCATTTTCTGTAGGTTCAGGTTCTTCTGTAACTGGTGCTTCATCTTCTACAGGTTCTTCTGTAGTAGGTGTTTCTTCTCTAGGTTCATCCATTGTAGGTTCTGATGTTGGTTCATTCATCTCTGTAGGAACAGGTGCATCTTCTTCCATTTCCATTTCTCTAGGTTCATCCATTGTAGGTTCTGGTGTTGGTTCATCATTCATTGCAACAGTTTCTACAGGTTCTTCCATAGTAGTCATTTCATCTGTTACTTCCATAGTAGGAACTTCATCTGTTACTTCCATAGCAGGTTTTTCCATTTCCATAGGCATATCCATTTCAACCATTGCATCCATAATTACAGCTGCATCTTCTGTAGACATATCAGCTGGTATTTCCATATCAAACATCTGACTAAAACTTTCTGTCATAGTTTCAAAACTTTCTACTGCCATTTCTGTGAATGT